CATTGTAATGCGTAATTGTGCCTGGCAAACCTTAAATGAAAATCAGCGCATTTTAATGTTGCCGCTGGAGATGGGGGCCGAAAGCTGGCTAATGCGGATTGTCTCGGCTATTGTGCGCGTGCCCCAGGCCGACCTTGAGCGGGGGCTGCCCACTAAGCGGCTTGACCTGACCGAGGCCAGACTTCAGGCGATAGAAAGCGACCAGCTAAAGGGCCTGTGGCGGGAAGTTCAGGCGGCTTTCGAGCTTATGGCAGGCTGGCCCGTAGACATCTGGACGGCCTCCGACTGTAATACTTTTCTGCTGCACGAGTTGCTAGAGGAGAAGAAACAGCAGGGCATAGATTATCCGCTTGTCATCCTGGATTATGTCGAGCAGCTTAGCGATGTAGGGGAGACAGAAGGCTCAACGGCCAAAGTAGATTTTATCGTGACCCGCCTGACAAACTTTGCACAGCAATACAACACAGCAATTTTAGCTATATGGCCGATGACAAAGGAGGGGATGAAAACGGCGCGTCCGCGCTTTTCATCTCTCAGACAGAGCGCAATGCCCCTGTATTCAGCGGATACCATCCTGATGATGTCATCTCCTCAGTTACATGATATGCGGATGGGCGATACCGATGTAGCCCAACTGCCGCCGAAGATAAGGGTAGACATCCGAGTGGACAAAGCGCGCATTAGCGGCGGCTCGTTGGGGACGGCCAGCCTGTGGTTTTATCCGCCCGTTGGCGTGTATCAGGATTTGCAGCCACTAACTCGTTTCGAGATTCAGCGGTATAAGGATTTTATATTACACATAGAGGAAGAAGAGGAGGGAGGTGATGAGGAATGAATGTGCAGTTTCGGTTAACCTCTGCTAAACTGAAAGGAAATGAGCTGGTTCTAAATTTTGAGGACGTAACACCTTTCCGGCTTCATAATATGGTGCAGCGTGTGCTGGAGACAGCCTGCAAAGGAAAGGAAAACGTCAGCATTACACTCAAACTTTTCTTTAATGATAAGGAGGGAGAGGATGGACACAAAGAAGTATGATGAAGCGTTCGCGGCAAACTGTGCCGACCTGCTGGAGACAAACCGGCGCAAGCGTCACGATTATGCCAGCGACGATGACCCGCTTAGCAACTTCCGTTTTGTCGCCTTTGTCCTGGACTTTGCCGTGCAGAAGGGGGTGCGGGGACGGGCGCTGGTTTATCTGACGCATCTTGCCACGAAGATGGCCCGCCTGATTGAGTTGTTGGGGACGGGCAAAGTCCCGAAGAACGAAAGCATTGACGATTCGCTACGTGACCTGGGGGTTTACAGCCAAATCTGGCGGACTGATTTACAAACGGAGGAGGAGTAAAATGGCAACGACAGTTGAGGAAATTTTAGGCGTTATGGAGGCCCCGATTGAGGAGGCCGAAGCTCCGGTTGAGGAGGATTGCCCGGTGGTGGAGGAGGGCAACGAAATGGAGGATGTGGATTTCCCCGAAGGGGTAGAAGTTACCCTTGATACACAGAAATATCTCTGGCCCCTGGGCCACATTGGGATGAAGATTGTCGTCTATTCCTGGGACGACCTCCTCCAACTTGTGGAGGATTGGATTGCTTTCCAGGATGACCTCAAAGCGGCCTATGCTGACCGCCTGGCCGAAGTCTATGACAGGGTTAGGTATGAGGCTGACGAGGACGAAGATGAAGAGGAGGTGGGGACTGGCCCCACAACCGAGCAGTGGCGCACCATTTTTAGCCTCGGCAACCAGAAGGGCGTCTACGTCAAGAAGGCATACCCTAACATCGGCCAGGCTACGCCCAGGGAAGTCAAGCGTATTATTGCCGAGCTAAGGGCAATGCCCGATAAGGGGGCGCAGGACGAGGAGGAAGAGACCGGCCCGGCTCGCCTTCGCAAGCGGGTGAAACGAGCAAGGAGGCGATAATGGACGTTATGAAATACGAAGCCCTTGTCTTCTATGTAGGGCCAAACGGGGAGACGTGCACCTATCGTCAAACCTTCCCCTCTTTGTGGAGGGCGCTTGATTGGGCCTCAGCCGCTATGCGACAGCAAGTTTACTTGCAAGTCAATCACGAATACCTCTTCGTCAAACCCACACTCATTAAAGTGCGGGAGATAGGAAGTGATGTATTGGAGGAGGCATAAATGATTAAGGGCGTTCGCTGCCCCGTAACAGGCGAAAAGGTTTCCACCGAAGATTGCCTCCGTTGTTCAGTAGAGTTTCCCTTTCGTTGCCCCTGGGACACAGTGACATTGGCGAGTATGTTACACAATCGGAATGTCAAGGGGCTGTCTGTTACGGAGGTGATGACCGACCAAATTCGGCGAAGTCTACTCACCCACCTTGTGGACTACTATATCGAGCCACAACACGGCTACTACTCGGCGCGGGGGCGGACGATACACGACGGACAGGAGATAGCCGCAGCGAAGTTTCTGACCGATGAAATCGAGGTAGAAACCGAAAAGCGGCTAAGCATAAATGTCGGTGGCTTTGACTTGTCGGGGAAGTTCGACATATACTATGTGCGGCGGGGCTTACTTCTGGATTATAAAAGCACGTCCCGCATTCCAGAAGAGCCGCGTCCCAATCACATCCAGCAACTTAACGCATATGTATATATTCTGCGAAAGAATGGCTACACCGTCAACGAGGCGGGCCTGGTATATATGACTTTCTCTAAGGAAGAGATGATGCCTGTGGAGATATGGCCGCCCGATGAGACGGAAGCGTTGCTGGAGGAGTTAATTCCCTTTTATGTCGAATATCTCCACAAGCATAAAGTCCCTCCGCGCTCAGCCTGTGTTGATGCGCAGTCGGCTTGGGTTTGTCGTTTCTGTCCGTTTCAGCGCTTTTGCAAAGAGCACCCTACGGAATTTGTTCTCCCTGAGAGGTGGTTGAGTGACGAATGGAGGGAGATATGGGCAAATGTGTTCGATACCGCCACTATAAACGCAAAGCTGAGTTAATCAGAGAACACATTGACTGGCGCGATGTGTTTGGAACGGGCCACCTCCGATGCTTTAATCCCGAACACAAGGACGAACACCCGTCGGCCTATGTGTATCCTGACGGTATCTTCTGCTTCGGCTGCCATCATACTCTGACTGACATCTTCGAGGCTGTGCGCTTCTACTTCGGGTGGGGGTATACGGAAGCCCTGCGGAAGCTGTGGCCGATAGCTGTGAAGGAGGCCCGCTTGAATGTCAAGCAGAAGCGCACACGGCCCATACCGGATAACGTCTGGCAGGAGTGGGTAGACGCGCTGGACGCTGCCGGTGCTGCCGAGCTATGTCGGCGATATGCGCTGAATACGGCGGTTATCAAAGAGAGGAAGTTAGGATATACAGGGGTGGCATTTTCCATCCCGCACTTTGGAATGGACGGGAAGTGTTGGGGAGTAAAGTTTCGGGCTGACCCCCGGAAAGAAGTGAAAGGCCCAAAGTATTGGGCATTAAAACCTTCCCTGTTTGATTGCCTATACCCTGCCGCCCACTTTTTGCAATACCGACAAAGCCCGCCTCCCGATTTGTGGTTGGTTGAAGGGGAGTTCGATGCTATGGCGCTACACTCGCGTGGATACCCTGCGTTGGCCCTGCCTTCCGGGGTATCCACGCCCCTGGAAAAGTGGGAGGACTTCTGGAAACAACTCGAACAGGCAGGCACGTTCATCTGGCTGTGTTTCGACAACGATGATGCAGGCAGGGCGGGCACGGTCAGGGCAACTGACTACTTTAAGAAAGTTACTCCCGACCTGATAGTGGGGCAGCAGTTATGGGAAGGAGACGCTAAGGACATTGCCGAATATCTGCGGGACGGGGGTACAATATGAGTAAACGATTTTCAATGCGCACACAAATGCAAGTGGGCCAATCAGGTTTCAAAGAACTAATGCGTTTGTGTCAGAAGCGTTTCGGGACTTTCCGAGATTATAGCGCCGACCAGAAGAAACAGCGAATGGGTGTAGACTGCTGGCTGCCCGGCTATGGCTACGTTGAGGTCAAGACTGACACACACAAATCAGGCAACTTCTTTATGGAATATGTGTGCGCTAACAAGCCTTCCGGCATTATGACCAGTCAGGCCAAATGGTGGGCAATATACCTTGTTAACCTGGGCCTGGTATATTTCCTCTATGTGCCGGGCGTGCGGCGCTGGATTAAACAAAACCTGGGGTGGCTTGAACAGCGCTATAAGCGCACGATATGGTCTGAAGAGGCTGAGCACGCCTGGAGTGCCTTTGGCCTTGTCATTCCCCGCGACTTTCTTATTCTTCCGGGCAAGGCCGTCATTTACCGGGTAGAGGATGACGAGTTGGTTTTAATTGCCGGAAGAGAACCGATAAGGAGGAGGCGAAATGTTAACCGTGTATCTGGCCGGGACGATGAGGGGCAAGCCGACGACGTGGCGGACGACGGTGATGGAGGCGACGAAAGCGGAGGCGGAGAAGGAGGGCAAGAGGCTTGACGACCTCATCACCTTCCTTAACCCTGTGGCCTCCCACGAGGGGGGCAGTGTTCAGACCGTCTCCAACTATGCCACCTGCGCGTCCGACCTGGGGATGGTGGACAAAGCCGACCTCGTTGTCTTCTACGATGGCGAGGAGATGAGCGAGGGCGGCCTGCTGGAATTCGGCTACGCCGTTGGTTCAGCTAAGCCGGTGTGGGTTTGGACACGACGGCATTTCCTCCATCCCCTCAAAGCAGGAATGGCTCGCTACATCTTTAGCGATGTGGAAGCCCTGGCGAAGGCCCTGGTAACGTTGGCCACAAAGAAGAGCGAACTGCTCGCGGCTTACGAGAAAGTCTACGGGCAATAGGAGGGCAAGATGAAAGAGAAACTCCCCATCTATCTATTACGCCTGGGCGTGGGCGGGCTGATTGTCATTCCGACCATAATCGGGGTAACTCGCTATCCTGACCAAACCGCCCGTGCCATAGCCTGTTTAGGTGCGCTAGGTCTGACATACCTGGTTGGGTATGTTGTTCTGGCAGAGCTTAAAGGATTGTGGGGTTAGGAACTATGCATATTGTGACCGACCCGGTAGCATTAAGCGAAATAATTAACAAGTTAAAAGGCAAGGCCGTCGCCGTTGACCTGGAGTGCACGGGCAATGATTACCTGACCGACCGGGTTATAGGAATTGGGCTGGCTAATGCGGAAGACGAATGGTTCATTCCTGCGGAAGCCATTCCCAACTGGCCGGAGTTTATGAGGCAACTCTGGCTGGAGAACCGCACGCGCGTCATTGCACACAACCTGGCCTTTGACCAGCTTTTCTTCCTTAAGCACAACTGTCGCGTTCCTGCCGATTGCAACCTGGACACAATGGGCCTGGCCCATCTCTACAACGAGATGGCCCCGTTGGGCCTGAAAAAGCTGGCAAAGCTGGTGCTGGACAGGGAGATGACACCCTGGAGTAAGGATTTAGAGGGGGAGGAGTTGGCGGCCTACTGTTGTGACGATGTGCGCGCCACCTATGACCTGGCGGTTTGGTATCTTAAAGCCTTATCGCCTGCCCTAAGCAAGCTATATCTCGACCATCTCCAGCCTCTGCCTGTGGTGGCAGCCCAAATGACGTGGGACGGCTGGGCACTCAGTAAAGAGGCCATCGAAGCTGACCGAGCCGCTTTGCAAGAGAAGCTGGACACCTTGTTGGGCAAGCTCGGTGGCTTGGGCCTGGAAAATCCCAACTCGCCCGCCCAGGTTGTCGAATGTCTGGAGAGGTTGGGGGCACAATGGAAACCGGGCGAAATGACGGGCACAGGCGCAAAGTCCGTAAATAAGGCGGTGCTAACCCGCTTTGCCTCGGAGGGGAATGAGGCCGTGCGACAACTTGCCCTATTGTTGCTGAAATATCGTAGTATAGCAAAGCTGGCGTCATACCTCTCGCCCCAAAAGGGGCGCGGCTTGCTGACGCATACGGTGGAGACGGAGTATGGGTATAGAGTTCATCCGCGCTGGCGCTGCTTCGGCCCTGCCACAGGGCGGTGGTCGTGTTCAGAACCCAACCTTCAACAAATCCCCTCCACCCGCAAGGGTCAGGTGGACGAGGAGGCCGCCCTTCACCCTCGGCGCTGGCTCTGTGGCGGCTATAACAAGCTGGTTGTAGCCGACCTGAGCCAGGCCGAGTTGCGGGTGTTGGCAGCGTTGTCCAACGACGAGCACTTGCGCTCGGCGTTTGCCAACGGCGAGGACATTCACCGAGCCGTTGCCGCCCGCATTTTCAACATCACGCCTGCACAGGTCACGCCCGAACAGCGCTTCCTGGCTAAGACCATTAACTTCGCCATTCTCTATGGGGCAGGGGCAGGCCGGGTGGCGAGCGTAGCAAAGATAAGTAAGCGGGAAGCTGAGCAAGCTATGGCCCGTTTCTTCCAGGCATTTCCCAGGGTTTCCGCCTGGCGGCGGATGGTGATAGAGGAAGCCCAGGTCAGGGGCTATGTCTTGACCGCCTTTGGGCGGCCTCGGCGTCCTGTCTTGCTGAACTTCTTCGACCTGCTGAACTACGAAAGCGTTGAAGATGCCCCGCCCGGACACGACCGCTTGCGCTATGCTGCCTTCGAGCAGGAGTTGCGCAAGAAGGGCTTGACCCGCAACACCCTGACGGAGGATGACATCCGCTATCTTCAAGAGCGGGGCAAACGCCAATGCGTAAACGCCATCATTCAGGGCACGGTTGCCGACGTTATCAACAGGGCGCTTGTGCGTCTGTATAATTGGGGCTTCAAAATCGTAGGGCAAGTGCACGATGAGATTATAATCGAGGTTGAAGAGAGTGAGGCCGAGGACGCAGCCCGCGCCCTAGAGAAGGCAATGTATACCGACCTGAATGGAGTGAAGCTGACAGCGGAAGCCACGATTGGCTATACGTGGGAAGAGTGTCACTAGTCCTATTTTGTGTAACGAAAGTTACGTAGGAGGTAACTATGACGACAATAAATGTGCCGCAGGCCATCATCTCAGTGCGCTGTCCCCTGTGCGGGCAGATGATAGGCTGGAATGTCTTTGCAGCCCACCTCGTTGAGAAGCACGGCGCTAACCCGGCCAGCACGCAGGAACATCGAGACGTGCGCGTGCCCGGCAGGGCCAGCGGCGGGACGTATGGCTTCGAGCCAGCGGAATACAATCCGCAGGATGTCGAGCATACCTGTCCGTTGTGCTGGCAGCGAGGTGTGGTAGCGCAATTTCCCAACCTGTCGGATTTTGCCGACCATCTGCGCAACGTGCACGGGGCTAGCTAGGAAGGGGGAAGAATGGGACAACCAACGCCCTTTGGGGAATGGCAAGATATTGAGTTTGACGAACCATACCTGAACGTGCCCGGACTGCCGGAGGAGGAAGAAATGTGCGAAGACTTCTTTTGTGTTCTCTCGGCGCTGGAGGAGTTGGCCGACCACTACGGCACAGTCTTGCCCGCCGTCTTGCGGGAAATCCTCAAGAGAATCATCGAACAAGAGCGCGGCCTGGACGACCATCATCTGCCGGAATTGTTTGAACTTCTTCTCCAATTCTTCCCCGCCCTTTGCCTTATCCGCAGCGACGAGGCTCAGCTTAGCCTAGCACCGGGAATGCCGATGTTGGTGTTTTCCATTGTGGGTGAACAGAAGGAGTTTTATGAAGGTCATTGCACGTTCATAGTCACAGGAGAGTTAGAGAAGGAGATTGAAGGCAAAGTCTTCGCCGTGATAATCTTTGCTCCGAAGGAGGAGGAATGAAGCCGAGGGTTAGGGTAACCAACGGCTACTTACGAAAAATCCGGCTGGGCGAGAAGCTATACATCGAAGTCCAGCCGGATTTTATAAGGGGAAAATACCCCGCGCCGGTTAAAATTACCGTGGAAATAAAAGAAGGCCCTGCGGCTGGGGCAAGGCCGCAGGGCCAAAGGAGGAGGGAAGATGGAGAAGAAGCCAGAAGCGGCTTCCCCTGCCATCTATCACGTCGCAGTAAACCTCTTCGTGACAAAGAAAGAGGCGGCGGATGAGTTCATTCAAAGTCTCAAGCCGCCAGGCAAAGAAGAAGGATTGTTAGCTTTCCTGGTGATACGTGAGAAGCTGGAGGGTGACGAAGCCACACAAACCTTATATGACCTGTTGGTTACAAGGCAGGTGCTAGAAGAGAAGGGGGCGCTGGGGGCATAGCGCCCCCTTCTCTTTCTTTACAGCATCTGTGCTTTCTTCGCCGCCTTCGGGAAGAGCCAGCCCAGGATGATAGTGATGAGGGTGAGAACTTCGGGCGGAAGCTCGAACTCCTTGAAGCCAAAGTAGTTGGCGATGGCAACGATGATGGCTAAGGCGAAGAAGAGCGCGCTCTTGTTCTCCTTAAACCAATCACGAATTTTCTCCCACATAGTTTCCCTCCTTGTCGTCGTTAGCCGCCGAGTGCCTTGAGGAGCACAGGAAAAATCCGTGCTGCCCCCTCCCCAAGGGCAAGCGCGCCAACGACTATGATGAGAATGAGCATATGTTTTTGCTCATTCGACCTGATTTGTTCATACAGTTCTATCAGGTCATCCAGCTTCGTCTCGATTTTCGTCAGACGATGTTCCAGTTGTGTCTCCTTCATCAGTGTCCTCCGACCGTGAAAGGTGTTGTAATGCCTGGTCAGTCAGGATTTCAGCAGCAATGCGTAATTGTTTTGCCAGAAATAATTGAAGCTGGGGCGTAAGGCCCGCAGGCAACGCTAAAGTAGGTTGCCTGGTTATTTGGGGGTGTGCCGTAACTGCAACAGTGAGCGGCGGAGTTACGGCTGCATTCACAAGCTGCATAACAACGCTGTCAAGTTCGGCGGGTGGCACACCTAATTTGGCTGCTAGCTGCTCGTATTTCGTTTGTCGTTTCTTTTTACTCATTCTAGCCCTCCTCCTTATAGTCAGCATCCAAACGCGCCTTGATGAGTGCTGCTAATGTTTGAGCCGCCTTTGCTTCCTCGGCGGTCATTTCATCCATATCGTCTAAGGGAGGTTCGATGGCAGGGTCATAAAGACGGAGTTCACTGCCCACCAGGGGGCGGTAGTGTTTTTTTCCTTTTGGCCCTATGCGCGTTGTCCCTTCTGTGTAATTGACAACAATTACTTTACCATCACGCGCAACAACGATACGGTCAATAACGTATTTTGTAAGTTCAATAACTTTCTTTTTCTTGATGAGTTTCCCAGCCATTGTTACCTCCTATACCGCAAGCACGCAAAGACGGTTTCAACCCAGTCTAGACAGGTGGCTTCTGCCATACCTTGCAGATAGACATAAATTGTGCTTCCGTTTACGTCCGGGATGTCGGCGAAGACAAACCCGGTTACCATCGGCCACCAATCGCTGCCGCCCGCTATGCGCTGATGGTTGACAGTAGCATAATAGTGATTGCTGCCATTATAGTAAATACGGAAACGAAAGCCCACGCGATAGTTAGTGCCCCACCCGCTGAGGGTACGCATATATGTGCGGTGTATTAAGAACCAACGTTCGTTCGCATAAGTAGTGGTAGACCACGTAAAATACCAGAGGTCATACCACGTCCACCCTGCGCCGGGGCTTTGGTTACTGTGGCTAACCCAACGCCATTCGTTAGCATAATACCCTATATGTTGCTGGCCCTGAAAACTGCACTGATATGAACTATCATAACGAGCAACAAGAATGTCGGGCTGGAAACTATACCGCCACTGCGACCCAAAGCACACATCGAGGTGATTGTCCGATTTCAGGTAGCTTAGATAATCGCCGCTATCAAACGTAATTTGGGGCGTACCTGCATTACTAAGATTTAAAAGGTTTCCGTAAAGATTGTACGCATAAAGATTCGCCCACCGATAGCCACTACTGCCCAGGCTGCGGGCATTGTTTGCGTTGGGTATAATGTCAACATCCAAAGCGGAGGTTAAGTGTTCATTCGATAGTCCGCCGTGTGCTTGTGTGCAGACATAGTGTGCATCGCTAGGCGCGCCACCGCCACCACCTACATCTTGCGGTTCCCACTGACTAGCCCCGCTATTCCACACAAGGGCCTGTCCATTTGACGGGGCGGCGGAAGCCACCGTCCGTCCTTGCAGACGGTTTGCATTCCATTGGGCGGTATCCTTTCCGACTTGTGCAGCGGTGACGTTGTGGGGGTTAGAAGTATTAGCAACGTGGCTGTCGTGCGCCGACTTCAGCGCGGCAACATCTACACCGTCCACCGTGCCGGAGACAGTAATGTTGCCCGATACGTCGAAGTTTTTGTGGCACTTAACCTGATTGCTAAGCCACTCGAAGATAGTTTCAGTGGTAGGGTTCTCGCCGTCCCCGCTCAGGAAACGCACATAGCCTTGTGCACCTGAAGGCGCGCCGCCTGCATTGTAATCGCCGAAGTCAAGGTAGAAGCAGCCAGGATGCAGGCTATGTGATGGGCCAAAGACTTGCACTTCAGCGCCGCGCCAACCTGCGCCGCCCAACAAAGCTACGCGCCCTTCCAATCCTGCGTGAGCGAGATACTCATCGCTAATGTATAGCCCCTCTGCCCCACCGATGTACGTCACGAAACGGTTGTTGGCCTTGTCATAACGAAACTCGTCATTGCCGTCCACCCAAATCGAAGGGGTAGAAAGGGGCGTTAAGTCAAGAGCGTGCGCGTTAATATATGCACGGGTTGCGCCGTCGGCATAAAATTCAATACGTTTGTTAGTATTGTCCAGGAAAACGCACTGGTCGCCGCCCCAAATGTGGCTAACGTGTAAACTGTCCCAACGGTGGGCAGCGTCACCTAAACCGCGCGTCAGGTCGGCGTCAGGTATAATGTTAACATCAATCTGCTGGATTAAATGCTCGTTCGTTAGCGTGCCATTGGCCTGTGTTACCACATAGTGGGCGTCAACAGGTGCGCCACCGCCGCCGCCCGCGCTAAATTGTGTCCAGCTATTGCCACTATCTTCTGTCCAGAGAAGATGTCCACCATCAAATCGAATCGCAGCCCAATGGCTTACTCCCTGGTCATAAAAGCGTATGTCAGCGTGGTCGTGGGTTTGCAGCCAGTTAATATGCAAATCAGCGCCACGCATACGCACTTCGCCGCCGAATTGCACAACATCATTAAGTCCTTCCGTGTAGATAGCGTAGCGCGTGTTGCCCGATAGAGTGGGAATATAAAGGCCGTAGCACGTATTGATTGTGCCATAGTTTGCAACCGCTACTCCCCGGAAAAGCCAAACATTCTCGACTGTCCCGCCCAGGTGATTAACGTAAGCGGCTATTGCTGCCCCATCGGTAATAGTTCCGGCAGCAGCAGTTTTCTCAAATTCGCCATAAACTCCCGTTACAGCTTGAATAGTTCCGGCCCCGCAGTGGTGAACATAACCTAAAACACCCGTCAATGACCCAGGGATGTTTTCGTCAGTTTTGGTAGTCTGCGCCGCTGCTAATATACCACGGTAACTTGCACTGCTCGACCCACTAGGCGAGGGCTGAATAACAATAAGTGCGCCGCGCTTATCGCCCGATGTGGCAGGGCAAGTCCAGCGCACCTCCAGCGTGTCGTGTAGTGTAATACCATCAGCGCTCAGAACAGCATCGCCACCAGCGAAATATGCTTTACCGGTTGCAGCGTCAATCCAAAACTCTTTGGTGGTATCATTCCAGCCCAGGATACCATCAGGTGTTAATTCGACATAGGCGTGGTCGTCATAAATGGTTTGCTTGTTAGTTAGGCCGCCATAGCTGTCGCCAGGCCAGCAGAATGTAAAGTAAGCCCACTTCTTTCCATCATCTTTCCACGTCGAGTTACTATAAGCTGCGCCACCAATATACAGGGCCGCCGCCGTCCACGCATTGCTCTCTGCTTTGGTATCATCAATATGGCCGCTCTCCGGTTCTTGTCCGTGCCAGTAGTTAAGCTCGGAGGTCATATTGGTTTGAATATCGCCGAGCTTGTTTGTACCCGCGTAATTGTCAATAAGCCAGGCGGCCAGAATTAGGGAGTAGGTAGCGAGAGGCGAGCCGAACGATTGTCCCCAATCGCTATAATGGTTATTAACGTCATCAATTAGTTGGGTGCATTCGTCCCGGTCAGATGTGTTGTTGGTATAGTAATACTTTGTGGCGTACAAGACGGCAACGTTTGCCAGTCCTCGCGCCTTTGCTGCATTGTCTATTCCGGTTAAATCACTCCACCGCGTACCTGCCGAGTATGTACCATAGAATTGTTGGGCTGAATGCCACTCTTCGGCTTTTTCTGTGCTAGCATTTTTGGCGTGGTTAATCCAATGGGCTACCAAATGGCGAAGACAAAAGATACTGTCATAAAACCATTTTTCATCGTCGTTATAGTCGTAGCCGTCGTTGTACTCAATGTAGACAGTATAGTGTCCACCTTGGTCTAGCCACCACCGCTGATAGCCCAGCAACTCCCAATAGTAAGGTTCGGTTGTATAATGGTAGCGATAAGCAAAGGCATCGTTGAAGTGGCGGCCCGTGCTGCCATATTCGTCCTGCCCGTGTGCCGTGCGGTGGCTGTCATTCCAATCTGCACTCCACGTCCAATTGCTGCGGTCAATGTAATCAAAATGTCGCAACCAGACACCATCGGCTCGATGGTAGAATTCAGACAAGACGCTGCTTTCGCCCTCAATCAGCCAGCGAGCTAGCTGGCAGCGGGCCAAACAGCTAATCGAGGCTAAAGCATAGGATGGGTAAGGGTGTGCGTTATGGTTGTCTAGCAAGTATGCCTGGCTACCACGAATGCGGTCGGCAGTAATTGACCAGCCTGCAATGTCCCCGCTTGCTGCGTGTAGCTTGCCGGTGAAGTAACCATCCTGGGCAAAGATGCCATAACCGCTAAGCGAACCAAAGCGGGGGTGAGAAAGTCCAGTTAGATTACCTAAGCTAACTTTGGTTGTCCAATCATAGTGGGCAAAGCCTTCGCGCTTAACAATATCTATACGATTGGGCCGCCACGTATGCCCGCCCACCATTGCTATCCAGCCATCCCCGCGTTGGCCGGTGTTCAGAACACCTTCGTCTTTGTAAAAACTATCGGCCCCACCACCATCACAATTTCGAGTGACGGAGTAGCGATAACCCCCGCTGATGGGTGTCCCGCTACTGGTAACTTTCATCCACTCCGTTCGGTCAGCGGCGGGGTGAAGCCAAATATAATCGCCGGATTCAAAGATGTCATCAGCAACATCAATCGTAGTATCGGTCGGGCTAACATCGGCAATTAGCTTCGTGGCAGGCATTACATAGAAGAGGCTGCCTAGACATTGCGCTATATTCAGGCGCAAAACAGTGGCTTGTAGTTCGCCGCGTAAAAGAACATTGTTGAACTCCGCATTTCCATCGTAATTGATTTGCCAGCCACGTATGCCACTAGAAAAGTTTGAAGTTTTGATGAGTTTGTTTGTGCCGTCAATGACGATATTAGCGCCCGAACCAACTTCAATCTTGGCGTTTTGGGCGTCTAGCTTAATACCCCCGCCCTGAAGATAAGTATCAGTGATTGTCCAGCCACCAATTTGTCCCTTACTTGACCAGAGCGTACCATCCTTTTGGACACTAAACGGCGCATCGCTGGGGTTTTCGTCCCCAACCCACAAGCGGTAAGTATCATTAACAGCCGAGAGAAAGATAATTCCGTTTTCTGTCCCCAGGACAAGTTCGCCACTGCTGCGCAATTCGGCATTGTTCTTGTATAGCTTGTCAGCGCCAATCGTCCAGCCTGCAATGTCACCGGCACTAGCGTGAATCGTACCCTTGAAAGTGGCGTCACCTGTCTCTGCGTCTAGGTTTACTGTCTCTTCGGTGTCGCTATACAAGCGGAGGCCCTGGCCGTCTATAACAATGCGCGCGCCGGACGCGCCAGACTTGAACTCAAAGGCATCGCCATATGCCTCAACCCGTCCTGCCCGCAAGCGCGCCCACTCGCCGCTGCCGCTGAAGCTAAGCGGGCGAGGTGTGCCCTCAGTCCAAACAGCAATCTGGTCGTCAGAAACCTCCCACAATGCGCCGCTAAACTGTCCGCCGCCCGTGGTATCATTAACGCCAATGGCGGCCAGTCGTTTATAAATATCGTCAATTTGAAATTCGAGTTTCTTAAGAATGTCACAAACCGTAGCCATCAGTCAGGACAGACCTCATCAAACGAATAGGGGCAGGGCTTAAATGCTCTTTGCATCGGTGCTTCTTGGGGCACATAACCAAAGATAAGTTCAAATAAACGCCGGGACATCTGGATATAATCCATCGTTTCCCACTCCCAAATGTCCTCGACCCTGAAGCCCTCCCGTTCAAGCACGGCTTTCTGGAGGGCGTCGAGTTCCACCTGGGCGGGGTCGGTGTGCCAGTATGACTGGACACGGATGACGAGGGGAGGGTAGCTTAGATAAATCACAAAGTCCAGGACGGCCCCGCCAGGAATCAAACGCCCGCCCATTACCGGAACCTGGTATGCGAACGGGATGTTGTGACGCTGAAGCCAGCCATAAACGGCCCTCTCAGCGGCGGAAGCCTCAAACGGCCCTGCCGACAACGCTTCCCGTTCGGTCAGGCCCACGCGGGCGAGGCGCGTACCACGGGGAATATCTGGCCTTTCGCCTTTCTTAAACCGAGGGTAACGCGGTAAATCCATTATGCCTCGACAATGCTAATGTTGACAAGCTGTTCCCATTTGGGTTCGCCGTGTTCTTTATACTGCTGAACCTGTCCAACCAGGGCCGAAATCCAACCTCGGATAGTTGTCCAGGGGAAGGAGACCAGGATAGGTTCGGGCTTGGCCGCTGCAATCTTCAGGTGTTCCACTAATTCTTCAGCGCTGCGCGTGCAATGTGTTCTGTCCATCAACTCCAGGTCATCGGCGATAGTCAGCGTAACGGAGTGGACGTAAGCCGGTTCAGGCCGTACCAGGCACTCTACATTGTAGCTGCGCAGGCGGGGTGTTTTGGTATTGTCAGTTGTGTAGAGATGAAACTCAAGCTGAAGGCTTGTAGCCTCGATTTCGTCGCCGAAATGGAGAGTGTTAGTGCTGGAATATTGAGAAATCGTCCCCAGGTAATATAGCGTATCTTCGCCATCAAGCCGATAGTAAACATCAATCCACGTGCCGTCTGGCACGTCGGCTTCAATGGTCACTTCATTAAAGTATTTCTTGGCTGCATACAAGCCCCCATTCCACCAGGGTGTCCGCAGCAAGCCAAAGAATTCATAACGCGCATCCGCCCAATCATAGTGGTTTTCCGTGTTGGGGGAGAATTTGACATAGCGAATGTGCTGGGCGTCCATAAACCACAAGCGCAATTCGTTGCCGATGGTGCTGGTAAATGTCAGCCCTCGAATGCGTGTGTCGTGGGTAAACCCGGCCACAAGCGGAAGCCAGCCAATACCGTTGTAGGCTAAGATATGCGACCAGCCTGAGCCTTCGCTGTCTATGACGGCGAACAGCCAGTTGGCCGCCGAGACCATATGAGTTACCGGCCCCTCAAAACCTTTGGGCAGGCCAGCCCGACGGTCGGGGCCAACGGTAGTAACCGAGCTTCCCGTCCAACGCCACAGGCCGGAGAGAACGTTGATGTAGATGTTGTCCGACCAGGTTTTCATATATTTGCCGTTGGTGCTGTGCTTCTGGTCTTCGTAGCTGAAATAACTATGGGCCAGCCAGTCTTTATCAATGTACCAAAGGCCGTCTTCTTTGCTGACTACAACTACGTCGTTGAACAAGGTAAAGCCGGTTACCTTGGACGTGTTGTCTCCAACTGCGATGTCCGCACTCCAGTCTATCCCGTTGTTGGAATAGTTAATCTTGTGGTTGCCGTTTGACTTCCACAAGTAGCCCTTGCCGATGAAGAAGATATATGCTTTGTAGCCTGCATCGTGCCAGTTTGAACCGTCAAAATAAACGACGTTTTTGTCGTCTCCATACGCTACCCACAGTTTATCGTCAAAGACAATCATTGAGGTAGCGACATCGCCGGTGTCCGAGCCGTAGGCCCAATACCATTTTTGGTCGGCCTCCGACCATTTCCAAACCATATCTTCACAGGCTACATACAGTTCACCTTTATACTCGGCGAAGAAGGCTTCCTCGTCCGGCCACAAATTCCAGTTGACTAGAAATTGGAGGCTATAATCGCTGGATACATCCGTCCAGTTACTCCCGTCCGCCGAATACATACACTTGCCGCCGCTATACCCAGCATCGGGGTCGGCCACAACCTCGAAGTATGGCTGAGTGAAGTCCTCGTCTGTGTAGACGACAAGCCAAAGTTTCTCGGTGCCAGTTGGAGTATAGTCAGCAATGTCTGCCCTCTCCCAACGCAAGGCCCAACCCGTCATTCCTGTGATGTCTACTTCGGCAATCTTCGTGCCGGGCTTATCTCCATTGTCGTTATATAAAGCAACTTTCAAGTTAGGCGTATGTGCGTGGGCGATAGGCGTGCGGCGTACACGCACAGTTAGATAGCGCACAATCTGGTCAGTGGAAAACTGCTGTGCGATATACTTAACGTTCTGGCCCTTTTCCGTCCAGGGCAAACCAATCATCTTGCCCTTGTCGGAAACGTGATAAGGCCAGGCCGTGTCAGTAACTGTCAGCTTCGCCTCTGGCCCAAGGATGGCTTGGTGTTCTACGCGGCAGTCAAGATTCCATCCAAAGCGCATAGTCTCCGGGTCTTCAAAGTATTCCCAACCCATTCCGTGTTTCCAGGTGTCCTGCGAGAATGCGGAGTAGGGATAAGTAAGGTCGGAGTGTTTTTCCATTCCGCCGCGTAGTCCAGCCCCAAACTGCGAAGCAAGCTGGCAGCTATAACTCCGCAGATTGTGGGGCGTCATATAACCTACGCCGTCCACAACCACGTGATACTTAACGCCTGCCTGGTCATCATTAACAAGAAGGGCTAAGTCCCAACCAGAAATCTGCGACCAACTTCCTTCATACTTGAAGGACACAAGGTCGGGGTCGTCGGTGTTGTAGCCAACATCATACCAGGCCGCGCAATATTTCAGGTTCTGGCTGTCCGCGCCCGAATAGACAACGAGGAAATAATACTTGTCGCTTTTACATAGAACGGGGTCGGGGAAGACCGCCGTTTTCCAAATCATACAATACGGAGGCCAGACATCATCGTTATTGAACGTCCACGTCCCCTCGGTGACTTTGGTTGACCCGTTCAGCCCGGCAACGCTTGCTGCCGTGCCCTCGCGCAACTCCCAACGCAAGACGCTAAGCTCGGTTGTACCGCCACACGGCAGCCGAGCCAGAGGGACGCTGACGTGCTTCAGGTATTTGTCGGCGTCCACCTGAAAGCAGACGGCATAGCGCGTAGGCGTGTTTGTACCCTGCCCTAAGATGTGTCCCTGTCTCATCTTACCTCCGCACAGGCGGCATAGGGCGTTCTTTTTCCTTTACTTGTTGCGCCGGGACGGAGATGACTATTTTCTCCCCGTCCTTGAGGCGCGGGAATTTAACGTCCTGTATGCGAATTTTCCGACGCTTAGCCATTAGTCTCTCCGTGGCGGGAAGGGGCGCTGTTGCTTTTCCATAATGTACTCAGCCATCTGTGCGTGATACTGCGCCCATTCCATATCTTCCGTAATATCCTGTCCTGCACCCTTGTGCCCGGACAACTCGAACAGATTGGCCGCAGCGCGGTGAATGATGTAGGCTTCGGGTACGGTCGTTTTCCAGTTGACGGCGAAAGACTGATTACTGGCAGTAGCGGGGAAAGTCCCGTAGATGGTAAGCTGTGTTTCGCTGTCTACGGACTTAATCAGATACTTGCCCTTGTTAGCACCCGACTTAATGAACAAAACATCGCCTTCCTCCACGCCATCCGTGATAAAGGTTGAACCGGATGAAGTGAAGGTAGACTGGTCTTTAGTGGTCGAGCCGTCAGTCCCATCCGCCGTGCCCGCCGGGAATAACTCCCAAGGAGGAGTAATGCAGACAAACCGCATCTTCTTGTTGTCATATGCCTGTCCCAAAGTCTCGTGCAAGAAGAGCGTGTCGCCATCCACGTGCCAGGCCCGGAGACGATGCCACGAATTGCCCGCCGTGATAGGTTCAACATAGACAGCGAACAAGTCTTCTACCCCATAGGGCAAGTCGTATTCATAGGTCTCATCATCGTAGGTCGTGTCCTTGACGATGATGACATCGTACCAGGAGGGCCAGGCAAGCTGGATGGCCTTGTTTATAGCCTCCTCCTTTTCGTCCTGCGACCATCTCTGATGTGCCGTGTCGTCCAGCCGCTTCCCAAGGGTGGAGACTAGTTGGGCCAGCGTCCTTGGGCGTGCCCTCATTTGTCACCTCCAATTACGGCTGAACGGCAAAGATGTCCAGAAGCTCGAACTCCTCACCTGAGTTGGCCGACACAAACAGCAGGCCATTGGCACACTTATGGCCGTTAGCCGGGAAACGAACTTTCAGTACCGAACCGGCCTTATTGGTCACCCACGTCATAATCGGCGTGCCACTAATAGACGTGGCATCGTAGATTTTCAGGGTGGCAGAACCGCTAGCCAAGGCTCGCGTTCTGATAACAAGGCGGTAAACCGTGCAGGCCCCGTTGACCAGCCGGATACCGTTGCTATCAATAACAACTGCGCCCCGCAGGGGGCTAAGCGTGTCCAGATTTGTTACAGCCATTTTCTTACCTCACTATTCAGTGGTTGTGCTGATTGCGTTAATCAGCGCCTCGTGTTTCTTCCAGTGTTCGCGCAACTGCTCTAGCGAATCAAACATTTCGCCGCAGATGATGCACGCACAGTGGTATTCCGGTCGAGCCAGAAGCTGCTCGACCATATCATCATAGGTCTCGAAACCAGGATAGACCTCGCGCCCCTCTATTAGTTTGGCGTACTCCTGGGGAGTTAGAGACATCTGGCACCACTGGATTCCCTCCCGTGGGTTGGGAACATCCCAGGGAAGAAACTGGAGATAGAGAGGATATTCGTGAACACCCTCTACCCGTGGGCCAATCTCTACCTTGAGCATACGCCCTTGAGTAACGATTAAAATAGGAAGTGATTTCTTTTTCCTAGCCATCTCTCCTCCTCGTGATGTAGAGGGGGAGGGGGTCTAGCCCCCTCCCCATACTATTCAGTTGTCACTAGACGTTCGGCCACTCGATGTACCGCACAACCAGGGTGGCTGCGGGCTTCTGCTCGTCGGACGTAGCCTGGTCGGTGCAGGTCACCTCCACACCCAACACATACCCAGCGTTCAGCACATAGCCGAATGCGCCGAAGTCGTGCTCGATGTCGTCCGCGAGGTCGCCGCTGTTGTTGTCAATAGTCGAGCCAACCTGCGTGGTGCCGCTACCGTCATCCTTGCGGTCATACAGCTTATACTCCTGCTTAGAGTAATTGCCGTTTGACTTCTGAGCGATGTCAGCACCAAAGATGATGGACACACCAACCAGCATTACATCCACGCCAGCGGGGTTAGCCCAATGGCCGATGCAGACGGTTTGGCCGTCTGCAATGTTCGCCTGGTTGAGGCCGACGCAATCGGTCTTAATCTCGTTCTCGCGCTTGATATTTAAGAACCTGCCCATTTCTTAACCTCGTTTTCCTCCCAAGACTATGGGGTACTAGGGGGAGGCGAGTAAAGTAACCTTCGCCTCCCCTGGCGAATTCCCTTTACTCGGCCCTAGAACTACTTGGTCGTGGAGAAGTTGTAAATCTTCGCCATCGTCTTCTCGTTCTTGACCTTCCAACCGTACACACCGTAGGCCCGGCGTGCCTGGTGCGCCTTGCCCGGAATGGTTGCGTCCCACTCGGTCAGGCCCAGGTTGCCTAGCACCACAGAGGAGATGTCCTCCGTCCGCAGCAGGTACAACTCATCGGGCTTAACCAGGTGGTCAATCATCAGGTCAAGGTCGCCGAAGTCGGTCTCGATGTGGTCAATGCGCGCGCCGCCCACACGCTCGGCCCGCTCGGTCGTGATAAGACCACGATACCAGGCGGTCATCTTGCGCTTGGGCCAGGTGTTGCCGACCATCAGGTCAGGCACATAGGAAGCGCCGCAAGCCTTGAAAATACTCTCCAAGGTGTCAATCAAGTCCTTCTCCTCCAGAGCCGCGCCGGACTTGTCGGTCAGGTTGGTGGACAAGAAGGTTGCCAGGCCGCCAGATGCATAAGGCTCGTCATTGGTGGAGGGGGCATTCCTCTTACCATAGATAAGAGACCTCTCCATAGCCTGATACATCTCGCGCAGGCGCTTGTCGAGACGATAGTTCAGAAGCTCGGCTCCCGACATACCGTGATACTGGATTTGAGTGTCCTCGATGAAAATCTCCGCATCCTCAGACCAGATTTGCGGATAGTTGTAGTATTGTGCAATCTCAACGTTGCGAGCAGCACCGGGGGCACTACCCTGAAGCTGGGCGTTACCCACATTGTACACAGCCGTGTTGTCGTTGTGGGTTGCCGGAGTGGTACCAGCAAAACCCCGCTTCACATAAAGGTCGTTGCCCTCGATATACTTCACCCATACAAGCTCATCCTCAATGAGGAGAACGTCACCGGGGCGGAAATACCCGCCGTGGTCAACGGTAATCTTGGTGTCGTTCTGACCAAGATTGCCAGCCATATTGATGGCGTCCTCCAGAGGGATGAGAGTATCCTCCTGCCACTCATACTTGAGGTTGTGCACAACACCACCACTCCCCAAACCGACGGTCGTGAGCAGGGGATAATCATCGGGGCAAATCATATCCAGATGGTCTTCGAGAGACCGAATGGGCTGAAAGCCCGCCAACTCCGTTGCGAAAGTGCTCTCAGGGCCGACCCGAACAGTCCCTAAAGCCATTTCTCACCTAGACTTTTGTACTAGCGCCCTTCTCCGTCTGTTTCCGAAGAGTAGGGTCGGTGGCTAAGAGGAAGTCCAAACCTCTGTCCACGCCCTTCTCTTTTGCTGCTTTTCGCATTGCTGATAGTTCGTCAGGAGCGGGCGCGGCGGGTTCCGATGGCCGTCCGCCCACATAGCCTAACGAACGCTTGTCACCTTTTGCTTTTGCCACTTCAGTCTCCAAGCGTTTTCTTTCGTTTAGCTGCTTTTTCAGATATTCGTAAGCTGCGGCACTGACATCCGCCTCGGTTCTGCAATTTGCATACACCTCGGCGGGAATCTCAGGCCAGTCTTGTCGGTAACGTGCAATGGCTTGCTGAAGCCGAGACGCCCGCTCAATCTCTTCCAATGCCGGTCTAGCGTGGCCCAGCGTAGTCTGTATGTATGATTCCAGGTGTGCTATTTTGGCATTGAAGAGTTCAGCTTGTTCCTGCATCTTCTGCTCTAGCTCTGCCAGCGCAGCCAGGGCACGTTCCTTTTCCTTACGCTCAGCAGCTATTTTCTTATCTAGGCTAGAGCGGAGTGCGTCCAAGTCCCGCTGCGGAACCATCTTTTCGGGCGTCCCTTCCTCTGGAACCCCGGCTTGCGGTTGAGGCGTCCCCTCTGCGGAACTCTCTTCCTGGGTCTCCACTTTGGGCTTGGTCTCATCAGACATTTTCTATCTCCTCAGTTGCCATCGTGCGCGTCCGGTTACACGCGGCGCGCCCACCGATGGTATAGTTGGCCTAGGCGCTCGTGGCCGCCGGAACGTCCTAGACCCAAAGCGGCTAAAGAGGCGGCGTAGGTATTGCAGCCACTCATCAAAGTCCATACTACCGCCATACTTACGGTGCAATGCCTTGAGGACATTGCGTGCGCCTTCCGATAAGGCCGCGCGTCCAAACCAGAAGGCGACCAACTCGCCCATCACAAGGGGGCCAGCGTCCATTACGAATTCCTGCCACGACATTCGGCTATACCCTCCGCGACCTCCACCTCGGCCACGGCCCCAATAGCCACGACGACCTCCCCCACCTCCGCCTCTGCCTCCGCCCTCGCCACGCGGTATCCAATCGGGGTCATAGTATTTGACGTAGATGGGGTGAGTTTTCTTGAACTCTTCCCAAGCATCGAACAGGGCAACAAGTTCCGGGTGGGCTTTGAGAAACTCGCGCCGTTCTTTACTGCGGCGGGGAAGAGCGCGATAGGCGTTATAAACAGGCTCAAGCTCTGGCGTGAGAAGAGACCAGAATTGCTCGTTTTCTTGTCTGGCCTGTTTATATTCCGCAGGGTCGCCGATGTCGTGCCGTGGTAATTCGTCAATCAACCAATTGATGGCATCGGTATAAATCTCATCGTCCAGATATTCTCGAACCGACCTTTCGAGAATAGCTGCGACGACAGGATTATTCCGTGCCCATTCGCCTAGCTTCCCAGGAGGAACACTCTCATAGTAGAAGTCCCAAAAGCGGCGAGAGGGCGAATTAGGCGGGAAGTATTTCTTCAAGAGCGGGTCATCCCACAAATCTGTCTCGCCATTCAGCGCGCGCTGAAGAAGTTGATATGCTTGCTGATATTCGGCCTCTTCTTCCTCCGTGGGCGGTGTATACTTTTCTATGCCCTCTTCTAGCTTTTCTTTAGCTTCTGCACCCGCCTCCATCGCGGCTCTCTCTGCCTCCTCCGCCGAGATATACTCGCCTTCTTCGCCCTTGCGCGCCGTAGGGCCATAGGCATATTTCTCTCGTGTCGGAGGTTCAGGTGGCACCCAAGGCCCAACTTCATCGCCCACCCGTGCTTTGAACTCCCGGACAAAATCCGGTTCGTGTATAGGGCCTTCGCCAAATGGGGGCCTTCTACCTGGAGGCAGCTTTTCCTCCCAGTCCGCCGGTAAAAGCTGAAGCCATAGAGCCAATTCCTGGTCAGGAATTTGGTTGTACTCTTGCCCCAAGAAGAGTTCGGCGAAGCGGGGGCCGAACACCTCCTTGACCCGCTTCCTGGCAAGAGACCGTGGCTCTAGTGAATTCCAGAATCTCCAAATAAGGCTAATTACCATCTCACGGTCGCTGTGTTTGAGGTCGGTATACTCGCTAACCGTGAAGATGGGGGTCTTTGCCAGTGCTTCGTCTAACTCTTTCTCAATATCTGTTCCCCTCCAATCGGGGTGAAGCCTCAGAATTCGCTCTTTGAATTCCGGGGCTGTAACATCTAGTTTGGTTTCTAGAATAGATTCTTTGTATTCCTGGAGTTTAGTTAGTGCCTCATCCAGGTCAGGATGTGCTTCACGATACTTGATGTTATCCGGGTATTCCAGGGCTAAATACGCAGCATATTCATCAACTAAGTCCGGCCATTGGCGACTAAAATAGTCATTGTAGAATAAGTCCCAAGTCTGTGCAACCTGGTTGTTTAATTCCCGGTAAATCGCGTCGGTCGGGTCATCGTTGCGAGCCATAAACTGGAGAATCTCGTCCCTGGTAAACAACCGGGGTTCCATTGAACTGCGGACTTCCCGTGCCACATCTGCCATTGTGCGAGGCAGATTGGCTAACATCCGCTGCTTTTCTTCGGGCGGGGCAGCATACCATCTATCGAGGAAAGTGCGCATCGCCTGGGCTTTCGGCCCATCACGCCACTCAAGATATTGCTTGCGATTCCTCTCTAGATAGTTATACCACTCGTCCAGGATTTCGTCATTTTTCTCCCACCATTGCCGACGTTTTTCAGCGAAGTACTCGCGTGCCCGTTCATATTCCGGTGTACCCAGGGGATAAAGTTTCTGTGCCTCAACCCACTCGCGTTCTAGGCGTCCACGCTCTTCGTAGGCTTTTTGAACTTCATCTTGAAGCTCGACAATTCTTTGCCAATCTTCGGGCGTCATCTTGCCCGACGCTACATCCCAATACCCAAAGGCTAGCTGACGTAAGCGATACTCAGGGTAAAGCTCATAAAATTCCTTCAAGGCATTGCGGTCGCCCTGTTCATACTTTTGCCGAGCAACGCGATAGATTTGCCCGATACCCCGCATCGTCATTTCGGCTTCAGGATAAAACTTAACGTTTCCTACACCGAAAGCGTGCGGTAACCCCGACCAACTCCACGCACTAGGCACAGCCACTTGCCGGGCTGCATACTGAACGGCCAAATCCCAAGCGGGGCCTTTCTTGGTCTTGAACGCCTCCCACGCTTCTTCTTCGGTGATGGCCCCTGTGCCAGCCAGATTAGCCAACCATTGATACCGCCAATATTGCTCGCCCAGGGACACGCGGGGCAAGCCCAAGACATCCCGAATTGCCCCTTCGGGGTTGAGACCTTCGGGCGGGACATCGAAGCCCATTTGCTTGAGTAAGTCTCGGAAAATAATTGACCCGCCTCGAACACCCCGGTTACCCGACCACCACGAGCCATCTATGAAAACGTGTGAAGCCGGTAGATAACGTTTGATTGTTTGTGCTAGCCCCGGATGATGTTGTTCAATATGAGGCAGCATTGCGTTGACGGCAAAGACGGCAGTTTGAAGAGCGGGGTTAGCACTCAAGATGTTGTCTATAAGAAGAATTTCCCGGCCACGTCCAATATCCCCCCACCGGCCAGGCAAGAATGTTTCGCCAAAGAAGGGGATAGTTTCAAGCGGAAGAGCATCGCGTTCTGGCCGAATGTAAGCTTTCGCTGGGTAGCCCAAGACCTCGTTGATGAGCGCCCACGTCCCAATCGGTGTCCACTTCTTCAGGCGGCTGGGCACGAGCGGGTCACGGTTAATTTTCTCCATCGCCTGCTGGTAGCGATAATAATTCGCCAGTATCTCCGGCGACTGAATCAGCCGCACAATCCAGTGCCCGAAGTTGTGGACAGGCCATATTGCATAGGGGAAAGCTAGCCCGGCAAACAAGTCCAGATAGGTGCGGTCACCATAGTCTATAATCGCAAAGTCACGAGCAGCAATGGCCTGACGTAGCGTTGTATAAATTGTGGCCCGCATCTCCGGCTTGAGGGTTGTCTCAACCCACCGTTTATACTCTTCCAACAACGGGCGGGGAATTTCCCACGCCTCCTCAAGCCTCATTGTTTTCCGCACCCGCGCCTTGAGGGTTTCAAGAGCAGCCGTCAAACGGGGGTAAATAAGTTTTTGGGCATCATAAGGGTTGGGAACTTCGTTAGGTAAGCGGTCAATATGGTGGTCGCTATTAGCCCAATCAATCCAACGTTGTGGGTCTTTCTTGTACCAGATATAATGCGCGGCCACCTCCATAGCTTCCTGAAGTTCATCCAGGTGTTCATCCGGGCAAACCCATTCGGGATGCTCTTCGGCAAATTTCGCTATTTTTGCAGCAACATTGTCCCAAGCATCGGGTGAAAGACCCGGCGTCTTTAAGGCTAAACGAATTTCCTTGTCTTGTCGAGCAGCCTTTCGGCCCGCAGGCAAGAGCCGCTTATAAAACCACCAGAATTTATCGCGGCTGTTTATTAAACCTTCGGGTTGACGTGAAGTTGCCCGAACAATCTCCTCTGCACCATCGGCTACATCCCACGCATTAACTGCCCCCTCATTCGGGAAGAATTTTGTTAGAACAGGATGTTCTTCGGTTAAGATTTGCCACAATTCGGCAGGCGATGCCCCTTCCTTAATGGCCTTGAATTCCGCGTCCGTCATTGGACGCATCAGTGCATCCACACTACTGTTTGATTGACGAGCAAGAGTTGCTAGAACATCAAAGTCGTGAGTTTTCTTTCTCAACATTTCGGCCACGTGAGGCATATCATCGTAAGAATGGGTGAATGGCTCACGTGCCCGCAATATGTCCACTGTTTGGTGTGCCCACCCAACAGTCTGTAAATCACGTTGGTGTACGTGCTTGAGAACGACTTCAAGGTCTTCCTCCAACAAACGGCGGGCTGCATCGAAAACATCATCTACATCGGCATCGGTTGTTGCTTTCTTCAGCCCGGTCTTCAGTACATCCAATAAATCTTCACGCTGAAGAAGAAGTGTGCGCTGGTCTTTCGGAAGTTGCTGAATATAAAAGCCCAAACCGTATGCCGCACGCTCGCCCACGGCTTCGGCTTTTATCATTCTCTCTAGATTGGCAACGGCTTCATCTAATTCATCAATTCCATAAACAGAGGCAGGAAGATTCTCAATGAATGCTCGTAAGCGTGGGCTGACAGCCTCAAGCCGGGCTGCCAGGTCGTCAGGCAGTTTGTATGCTTCTGATGTCCAGTTTTGTGTCCAGTGAATCTTATAGGCTTTATAAGTGGCGATTGCTGACGCATTACGCTCGACCTGGCCTGACTGGATAAGGGTAGGCCCAAAAGTCAAATCTCGTTTTAGTTGTTTAAGAGCCTTTCCCCACTCTTGTTTTCTTATCAGGTCAATGAGGCGCTCGCTTTGTGGAACTTCTACACCAGTTTGGTATGCCCTGCCAAAGCCTTTTTCAAAACGTTCAGCAACAACACCAACCCGTTTTGTAAAAAATTCTCGTGCCCTATCGTGCTTAAGTAAAAATCGCTCAGCCCACGAAAGCCCATCATCACCTCGACCTAAATCGAGGATGATGTTGACTAGATTGTCCTTCCAGTTATTGATAAGATATTGTGGGTTCCAGCCCAGGAAAAGCGCAGAATATGCGCGCTTACCCCAACGAGAAACTTTACCCAACTTGCTTTCCATATCCCAAACCCAGCCGGGCATTAGAGTTGGGGCTTTTTTCACCACAGCATCTCGAATACCTTTAGTTATAACATCATAAGCCTCATTCCAATTTTGAGTTTCAGCATAAGTTTTCTGTGCTTTTTCTAAAATCTTATCTAGGGGAATATCTTCTTGATTCAAAAACCACTGTACAACACGACCCGATAAGCTCTGCTGATGCCTGAGAGGAAGGCCGTGTTCCGTATGTCCCCAATTTCTTAGAATATCTTCAATCTCGTCCCAATTGTGAACACCCGACAAAGCCGCGTGAATGCGGTCGTGTACAAGCTCGATAGTCTTGTGAATGCGAGTATGGCGCGTTCGACCGACCCCACCTATTTGATTGATGGCTTTAGCAAGCTGTGCTTGGTCAGCAATCTCATCCACAGGGGTTTCAGTTAAGCGAGCTAAACGCTGCCTACGTAGAGCAGTAATCCAATGGGGGGCCGCTGTTTCCACAATGTTTAGTGGGTCAAGCGCTGTCTGGAAAACGGCCTCTACTAAGGGGTCTTCTAGCTCTTCAAGAACGGTATCTACTGGTTCACCCTTATCTACAATACGGGTGATTCCTTCCCGGAATTTTTCGGGATTAAGGGTTAAGGTATAACCAATACGTTCGAGTTCTTGGGCCGCAACTTGAGCACGTCGAAACTTTTCGGGGTCATCGCCGTAAGTTTTCTCCAACCATTCGTTTGGTGTCCGCCCGTAAGTCTCTTCATATTCTTTATCATATTCAAATACTGGCCGCTCATCTGAAAAACCAAAAGTTATAGCTAAATCACGTTTAAGGCGCTCTGGAAATGATAATTGCTCAGGAGCGCTCTTGACCGGTACCCACGGCGACTTCCTGAATTGTTTCCCAGCAAAACGCTCAGTAGCATAAGCCAATTGGTTAGCTACCGGCCCGGCCACTTTAGTTATGCCTGCAAGCGCCAGCTTGAGAACTCCCTTACCCACCTCCCAACCCAGCTTTCCGGCCCCCTTGAGGGTAGGGTGTCGAAATTGTTCGACTGCCAACTGTTGAACTAACTCAGCGGTAGTTTTAATGTCTTGCTTTCCCTCATCCAGGTCAGTTATCCAGTTATTCAGCCCCATCTTAAACCTATCCCATACCGAAAGGTAGGGGTCATCAAGATAGGGGTCATAAGGCGGCTCTTGAAAGACAGGCTGAGGAGGTGCCGGAGGTGTAGGAGGTGCTGCCGCAGCGGGCTGTTCTGGCGGACGCCCATAGCGGTCATACTCCCACCATTCATAATCCTCTGGCCCACGCTCAGGTTCTAGCCTGTGCTCAGGAGGCGCAGTAGGTGTAGGTCTATATTGAGGGGGAAGAGTTTCAGGCTGTTCTTTAATTTTTCTCTCAAGTGCTTCCCAACGACTTGCACCGGGGCCTTCTAATGCCATATTACCTCAAATCTAAATATATTCAGGGTGGGGCAACAAGGGGACTGCACCGCTTCTATACCAACCAGTTTCCGGGGAATATCGCAGTCCCTGGTAATACTGTTGCTCTTCCAATGATAGCGATTTCAAAGTCTCCAGAAACGCATTCCACGCCTGAGCGTATGTTTCGATACTCTCAAACTCTTCCAGCGGCTTTTCAGCGGCCTCTTCCGTAGGCGGGATTAACTCGCCTTGCTCGTTGAGCTTCGGGGGCGCAATAGCAAACTCCGGGTTTTGGGTTAACAAGTCTTCGATGTAGCGCCCAAAGTCGCGCATATATGGTGGAAGTTGAAACTGTTCAGGGAAGAGAAGTTTGCCGAGAATTTGCCCTATGGTTTCAGGGCGCTGAGTTTCTTCTCCCCCTCTACCGCCCCCTCCACCTTGTGTAGCAAACCAGTGAGCTTTCCAGTCCTCCTCAGAGGGTGGACGGCCATACAGCCGCTGAAAATCTAGCGACCACTTATAATCCTCATAGTCCTGTTCGTTAGGCCAGCGCCCGTGCGTCAAATAAAACTGATAGCGCCAAGCAGCAGGCCCCGGCCCACCAGGGTCGCCCTTCTTGCGGGGAGACGCTATTGGTTTCTTAGGAAACTCAGGCTCGCCCGCAACAGGATAAGTGGTCTCACGGGGAGGGAGTTTTGGCCCCGCAGGAACAACAGGTGGTCGAGGCTTGGGTGTAGGTTTTCGCCGGGGATACGTAGGTAATCCGGGTTTATCCTCAAATAGTGCCATTTCTCATTGCCTTCAAATTTTCTAATTGTGCCACTACATACCGCATTAACTCCGTCGTCCCCCGCTGCCGCCTGATATTCTCCAGGTCGTCCATCGTCAAGGACAAGAAACGACGCACCTGCTCTTCGGGCGGGAGAACATATATCTCATCGCGCGGAGGCCGAAAAGTACGACGGATTGCTCGTCGCCGTTGAGTTATAGTACGCGCCGCACCTCTTACAACGTTATCCAGATTCATCGCTACTCTTGTACTTCAGTCGGAAGGTTTGGCCCCATCGGGGATGCTGGCGGAGGTGGCGCAGCACCCTGGCCCCCTCCTGCACCTAACGTTACCTGTGCTAGACGCCGAACAAGGTCGGGTGTCGTAGGCTCTTGTCTGCCCGCCTGCCGGAAGGGGAAGGTTTGGGCCGGAAGCCCGGCTTCAGCCCCCGCCTGGAAAATTGCACCCTGCCTGGGCTTTTGCGCTTGACTGCCCATCAGTTCCTCAAGGATGGGCAAGCCCGCTTCCTGTGCAGCGTCCATCATCAGGGCACTCTTGATGGCGGGCATTTCCAACAGGGTCTCGATAAGAATCTGGTCTTCCTCTTGCTTCAGGCTCTGCGGGCTTAGGTCACGGAAAGTCTGCTGAATGATGTCACGGGCTGCCCGCTTAGACATAATGTTTAACTGGACAAGCGCCGTCAACATCGCCACCACCGCAGGTTCATCCGTGGGCAAGCTAGCCGACAGCTTGACCCTGTTGCGATAATAACCCCCGATGGTCTCCGCGTCTAACAGCGTCTCAATGGGCGTCCCATCGGGCATTGTTCCCCAAATGTAGATAGGCTTGGTCACGCGCTTCTCTACAATGCGGAGGAACATCTCATTCATCTTTTCCAGCGCCCGCTCGATGTTCATCTGCTTGAAGGCAATCTTCATCAACACGGGCGTGCGCAACAGGTTCATAGCCACGCCAGACAAGCGGCTAACGGTCAACTGTCCGAGGACGTGGCGCGGCAAGGCTGCCTGCTCAAACTGCCCTAGTATCTCTTCAATCTGGACATCTACGCTGCTGAGTGCCTGGGTCGGTGGCTGAAGATAGTAAGCATCCTCCTCCAACTCCAGGGGAAGCTGCCCACCATACAAGCCGGTGCCCTCAAAGCCCCGGCCCTCCATCGTCTTTGTAACCAGGGTTGGGTCAGCAAAGCGGGCAATAATGGTAGCTTTTTGAGAGAAAAGCTGACAGATGTACCGAATCAGTCCCTCGACGGGCCAGAGAACACTTACGCCTATGCGCTCGCCCTTGTTCCTGTAAGGTAGCTGGATACCGAAGAAAACCACGAACGGGATTTGCCCTAATTCGTGTTCCGTAGGCTCTTGCAGCCAGCGCACTTCGCCCGGCACATCGGCTTCCTCATCTCCATACAAGCCGTATGGGGCAATACCGGTGGCAAAGTGCTCGTTGTCCCAATAACCAATGACCACGACTTTCTGTGTGTCCTCCAGGCCCTCCAAGGCTTGGGCAGCAATGCGAGTTGTGCGTAGTCGCCCGTCTCGCCCTTCAACGAACGTCCGTCGCAACTCGCCCACCAGTCGCTCTTCAAGTAGAATTACATACGACCACTCGCCCGGCTTATCGGAGGGCATAGGATAGAAGTTCAAGGGGTCAATAGCCTTGGCATACAGGGGACACTCGCCCCGGTCTTCGGCATCCGCATCATAGACAATCTGCAATACTCCCCAGCCTTCGGCCAGTGCGTGCCACAATGCATCCTGAATTGCCCCGTTGACGTTGTTGTACTCCCACAGGGCATACAACATCTTTTCAATGGCTTCCGCCTGTTCCTGATGCACGGCCTGAATAGCCGAGGTCGGGACAGTGATAAGGGGAGGCCGGGAGAGTAGCATTGTCCGATAGCCTTCAACGGTAGCATACCCAAGAGGAATGTTAATGCGCGTCTCCTGGTCTTCTGGAGGAATGTAAGCGCCGTTTTCGTCCACCCAAATGGATTCTTTATTACACAGCGCCAACGACCTCCAGACTTGCATATTGATGTTACGTTGGGCATAGAAGGCTTTTAGCTTTCGTGCTAATTCTAGAATTTCGTTTGTGGTAAGTTTCATCTACCAATACTCCACCGGCGGCGTGGTCGTATTGCTCTCCGTTTATCAGGACGAATACCCCGCCAACCAAATTTTGCTACCAAGAAATAAATAACCGCCTTAATCAGGTGATTATATTCATCCACAGGATTTCCGGCCAAATCCTCGCGCGCCCCCGTTCGCCGGGGATACGCATAACGCTTGGTTTCCATCAGGAAATTGTGACACCTGGGATGAACGACAAACTGCCGTTTACTTATGAACGTGCGCAACAGGTCATTCCCAGGCTCGACCGGAACGGCGTGAATATGTAAGGGAATGCCAGCTAACCTCCACAACTCCCGGCTTTCCTTGTTGGCCTTGTCAATAGCCCCGCAAAATCTCTCGCCCCCATACTTCAGGTTACGGAACCAACGCCGCTGGCGTAGTTCTGCAATGAGAGTAGGTGTAGCTTTGCCGCTCTTGTCATAAAGTTCGTCAAACAGGCAAACCACATCGCCCCGGCCCTCCACGAACTTAACTTGAAGAGCGGCAATAGCATAAACACCGCCGGGGTCAACGCCCAGGTAAACGGGGAGGTGTGGGTCAAACTCGGCCAGTTCCGCGTCCACGTTTTCAACGAAGTTGAAGTTGCGCAGAACGAGACGAGTGTTAGGCTTGGGAATGGCCTCAAACCGGGCAGCAAACAAATCGGGGTCATAGTTCTTACGCTGTTCCTCTAGCCACGCCTTATCCACATAGGGGTTGGCAGACGTAGGGTGGCGGAAACTCTCAATACCCCGCTCGTTTGGCATTTGCCCGATGTACCAGTAATCCTCAAACCATTTGCCAATAAGGGTGTCCTCGAATGTCCCCAGGGCAGCAATCCAGCCGCCGGTAACTGTCAGACGTGGAACAAGGGAGACCTGGTAAATCTCAAACGGCACCAGACCTCCCTCGTCTATCAGAATCCAGTCGAGGGGTTGTGCGTGTAGTGCAGCCGGTTCGTCCGCCGATTTGACCCACAACTCAGCACCAGTCCAGACGGTCAAGTGGTGAGTTTTCTTTGCCCAATGAAACTCACCTTCCCTCAGCGCCCCGCCGCGTGATACCCGCTTAAATCCGAACATTTCTAACACATTGAATATTTCTTGGGTAATCGGGTCGGCCAGCGAGTAACGCGGGACAACAATCCATCCCCGTCGGCCTCGCGCCGCGCCCAAGGTTGGGTCATAAATGGGGACGACAAGCTGCGGAAAAACTTCCCTCGCTCCACAATATGTTTTGCCGCTTTGATTACCTGCCCCGAAGATTCGATGTAAAGCCGTGCTGCGATGAAACGGCTCTTGTGCACCAAACGGCTCATAACCTATCGCTTTATACAACGGGGCTTTGATTGACCAAGGTATATGAGCACGTGATTGGTATGCCATTACTTCCGTCGTTTGGCTCTACGACTGCGGCCTCTAGCCGCCATCTTCTGGAATCGCTTCTTTCCGTATTTCTTTCGTCCAATCCAGGCAGCAAGCGCTTTGGGGTTCTTAGCACCACGCTTCTTCAGGGCCGCAACCAACTTCTTAAAGCGCGTCCCTTTACCCACAGGGCCGGTTGCCTTGTACCTGGATGTGCTCTTCGAGCGTCGTCTTCGTGCCATTTTTATTTCTCACCAATCGTCATAAAATCCGTCGTGGCCTTCGCCTACCAGGAAACCAATTATCACACAAATGATTAGGGCGAAGACCAGAAATACGCCAAATGCGGCGAATGCATCAAATTCTCCGCCCATTATAGCCCTCCTCCTAGAAGTAACGCCGAACATCCGAGGAAGATGATAGCCCCAACGAAGGCCAGAACTACCCACGCCATAAAAGCGCGTCCACCGACCATTGCCCCCTCCTTACGTCTCGAAAGGTGTCAATTGGTCTTCACCCTCGTCTTCCTCCACGGAATCTTCACAGTGCCCAGGGTCAATTAAGTTCAAGAACCAACAGATGATTCGGTAAAACTTCACCTTGTCTTTGAACTTCCCCAACCGGCTCGAAATCGTTTCATCGGGGTCGCCGAAGAACAAGGTATTGAAAAATTGGTCAACGCTGATACAAAGATTGATGAAGTAGTGCCAGGCGAATGCCTTAACCTTGGCCCACCACGACTTCTTCCTGACCTGCCACTCGACAATCACTAATACAACCGTTACCAGCGGCAAGACCGGGAACACATTCACGCGAGGCTCTTCAGGCGGTTCGTCAAAGGTGAAGGGTACAATTTCGTCATAACCCCCTTCGGCGCTAGTCTGAGGCATCAGCTTGAGATTCAGCAGCTTCCAAACAACAGGCCCAACATCCTCGAACTCCATCTCGGAAACTTGCGCCCCAAACCCAAAATAGAAAACAAAGAATATCATCATATCGCCGCCTTCGAGGATGTCGTTGATGTCCATCGCCCAGGTAAGGTAGCGGCAAGGTACTCCCGCTGCTTTAGCCTCAATAACCTGAAGCGGCCCATAGAGATATTCCCACCAAATGGGGGCGAAATGTTCGGGGTCTTCGCGCATTTTGTGCTCAAATTCAGCCTTGTGCGTATATTCGCCCTTGTAGATGGCCTCGGTATAAGTTTTAAGATAGTCGCGCTCGCCTGGCTTGATTGTCCAATCTATGTACCAATAATTGGGGCCGAGGAGTTTCCGCAAAACCTGGTAGCTTACTCCCAGCTTGTGTAGAATGTGTGCAGGCCGAATGTGAATACCATTAACGCGAAGGTTGAACTTCCACCGCACAAACGCCTCAGTGAACTTGACGAACGGGTCTTTAATCATAGGCTCAAAATCCAAGAGCCTGGAATGGCCGGTCAAAACCCACCATAACGAGTGGAATATGGATGGCATAGCGTCCTCGAAATCATAAGTCATCCAGGACATAGGAAGATGCTCATCGTCCTCACCAGCATACCACCGGAGGTTGTAACCGATATGCCGTGCCATTCCCAAATTAACGGCCCGCCACCCGTGGTTGTAATACACCCTATACTTGGCGGCGCAGAGGAACCACGAGCGGAGTTCATCCCAAAAGGCGAAGTTCGCGCCGGGGTAGCCATCCTCTGCCATATCATACAAAACCTGCAAAGTAAGCAACTGGCAAAGAATCTCCCCCGTCCCGAAGTTCAACGCAGAGTGGTTCATCTCGTGGACGAGGACGGCCAGAAAGCTATCTTTCCCGCGCACATACTCGCGGAAGAACGACATATTGATAGTAATGCTGCGTTCCAAATAACAATAATATGCGATGGGGAGGTCATAACGCCCACTTCCCTTCTCCGGCCAGAAGAATTTTACCTCATCCACAGCAACCGGGCGTCCGATGGCCTTCTCATAGGCGTTGATGTATGGAATGATGTCCTCGACCATCTGGAGGATTGCGGCCTCGTTTTTCGGGTTGTGTGGCCCCTCTAGCTCATAATACATGTCGCGCATCGCATCGGCATATAGCGCTGCCTTGAGATAGTCCAGCGTTGTGGGCCACTTAATTCCCATCTTGAATGACATCCGTTCCATAAACGGGTCAACAAGGTAAACGCCCGGCTCGGTAATGTACCCGACCTCCGTGTTATAGCCCTGGAGAGTGCGGTAGGTTAGAATTTCGACTTCGTTCGGCCCCACAACCGTAAGGCCCTGGGCTGTGAATGTCCCTACGGTCACCAGAAGAACGAGAAATACCCGCACCAGAATTTCTTTCATCTCCCCTCCCTACACATAGTAGATAATATACTTCGCACCGGTGCCTGAAACGTCCACGTATAGGCCGTTAGTAGCCCGAACCCACAGAGGGAAGAACGCATAGCGGTCGGCTGCGGGGACGGTGACCTCAAGCAGTTTTGTGCCGCTGGCAGAAGTATTGTCATAAATGGTCAAACTTGCATCATTATTGCCATCAGTTAAGACCAGCACTGCCGCCAGCACAGTCTTGCCTGAAATAATTGTGGCATCTGCGCTCTTCAGGCCACTACATTGGGCCGGGTATGGGAACGTTCGCGTCCAGGCATAGCTTCCATCCGTCTTGTGCAATTCGGCCATATGTCACCTCCAAATTACTGAATCTCGACCATCCCGCAAGGTGGAGGAGAAGGGAATCGAACCCATACCTGCGGCGTGCAAAGCCGTTGCACTCCCATTATGCTACTCCCCCACAGGCAAGGAGGGCAGGATTTGAACCTGCACTGCCGGTTTTGGAGACCGGTGTTCTGCCAATTAAACTACCTCCTTCTGCGTCGTTTCTTCCGGCGAGACTTGCGCACAGCAGCGGGCCTGGTCGCGGGATGGCCTTTGGCTTCCATCGCGTAATATATTCTTTCGCCTTTCTTTCTACCGTACTTTTTCTTCAACTTGCGCATTAACGTTTGGTTGATAGGCATCAGTCTTCCCCTTGCACATCGGGCATATCGTCCTCGTCGTGAACCTCTTGCATTTCGGACACACCCGAATCTTCGAGCAGTTGCCAATCCTCCGCTTCAACTATCTCTCCTTTCGCCACGCCTTCCAATGCAGGCGAGATGGTCTTAAAAACACGCATCCAATTGGCCCCGACATCCCTGGTAATCTCCATCTTGTTTTGGAAGGTCGGGTCAGCCATTGCCTGCAAGAGAAGTTTTGACGCCGCCAACGCCACGCGCTTATTCTGGTCTTGGTCGCGCAACTCAATCAACCGCGCCAGCGAGCGGGCTGCTTCCTCCTTAGCCTTGCTCTTGATAAGCTCGGTTACCTCAGTCCGAACAACTCTGTCCCACCAAGCCTTGAACAGAGCGTTCTTCGACCAGGTATACTTGACCGTCGCCGGAGAAACTCCCGCTTGTTCGGCTGCCCACTCCAGGTCAGGGCATTGGGCGTAATAGAAAAGAAAAAGCCGCTGCGCCGGAGTTAGGGCAGTCAAATCCATTGTCTCGTCAACAGGTACAATCGCTTTTGCTGCTTTAGTCATTTACATAAAAGCCCGACAACGCAAGCATCGCCGGGGAAGATTAACGAATAATGTGAACGTTGGCGTAATCGCCCTCGAAACACCAGGCTATACCAAGAACGAAAACTTGATAAACAATATCTCGTCCCTGCTTGTTTGTCCGAATCTCGCCGGTCAGGGGCATCCCTAAACCGTGACGGATGGCAGCCTTTGCCAAAGCCGCGTTCGGGTTATAGGGAATCTCACCCCAGGGGAGATGATTCCAGGCCCAGTTGCGTAGAGCTTCTTCCAGCTTACCGTAATCAAATTCGGGCACCACATCTCCCAAGGATTTAATATGGTCACCCAGCGTCGCTGCCACGTGCGCGCTCAGGTCGAAAGAAGCCCATTTCCTGTCGAACGTTCCATAACAAAATACACACGCCCCAAATACCCTGGGGTCTTCCATCAGCGCCTGGTCGAGACTGATGAGTTGCCAGATATACTCGGTATCTATCCAATACTTTCGGTAACCTTTGTACGGGCCGCCGCAATCTACCCCGCACTCCGTCAGGATGACCGGCTTCTCTACTCCCGCAGTTTCCAACAGTTTTCGATAGCGAAAAGTCGTCCAGTCATCTCCGACGGCCTGGGGACAGCCATAACCGTGATAGCCAAAGTAGTCTGCAACCTCGATGGCCGGGGCAAAATGCTGCATCAGGCCGATGTCCGCCGGGTTGCCAACGGCGAAATTGCCCACGATGGCCCGTAGCCCATATTCGTGCATCGCCTCCGCCCAAGTCTTTTCAAAACGCGCCAACCGCTTCATCGAGGCTGCCGAACCAACCACCGGCTCGTTAACGCACTCCCAGGCATCTATACGTCCGCCGTGCAGCCCGGAGAGTTCGGCCATCTTCGCCGCCAGCGTCCTGGCATTTCCCTTCGTCCATTCCCAATAGTCTACGTCGCCCTGGCCGTAGTAGCGAGCAATCAGAAAAACGTCATCGGGAATATCCCAATCGGTGAAGTCCTTGTCGCTGACGATGACAATTTTGAAAACGCGCGGGTGAACGTCTTTAACCCACGACAGTGCCTTAGCATCAACGGCCAAGGTCTGTACACCTAATTTGCTTCTTCTCACCTGAACCCTCCTCCGTAATATTCATACGGGTCGTCCGGGCTTTGCGGGCCAAGCTCATTTCGCGGCGCGCCCCTTATGAATTCAAACGCCAAGTGTAGAATGACTGGCCAGCTAAGAATGAATAAGCAAAAGAGAATTGGCCCAAGTATGCGACACCAGAGAAACCGCAAAATTTCTACCATATGTTCCCTCCCCCTTGACTTGCGACTGCCGCCGATGTCTTGCGCTTTTTGTGTGACTAACTTACTTGACATAACTTCTCGTCACCTAGCTAGACTTCGACGGTCTTGCCCCCTAGCTTGTCATCCGCGCCGCGCAGCACTTAATTCGGTGCGGCGCGGATGCTTGTCAATCCGCGCCATTCATTTCATTCATTGCGCGGATGGGCGGGCAGGCGAGATTCTGCTAACATTTGACTTCTTGCATAGCATCACGCCCGCGACTGAGGCGGCAGCCGAATCGCGGGCGTGATTGCACGCTAACCGCATCTCGCCTGCCCGCCATTGGAAAAAATATTCACTCTCTCTATATACTACTAACATTGAAGCATTTTTATGTAAAGTAAAGAGTAGACATAAGTGACGAGTTTTGATTGTATGGCGAAGAAAGTCCCTTCAGGTGCGTGGGCTGCCGCCCACCTTCTTCGGGACTTTCTTCGCAACTTAGATTTGCTTTAGTAATTTTGAAAGCTATGAAAGTTTCGTTATGCATTCTTGCATAGCTTGCTAAGTGCCTCGCCTTGTTTAGCTTGTCACACAAACAGGGCCTTGCATTTCGCCCATCTCTCGCAAATTGCCCCCCGCTTTGTGGGAAAATCCTACAAATTACGGGCGTAATTTCCGCGACTTGCCCTAAATCTCAGCCGAATTTCACCCAACTTTGGCCTGATACACCGTCCACCATCACCATCGCCAGCGCCATCACCCCCCATCATCGCCGCTCGCTCGCCAACGCGGGAGGGGCGGAGGAGGCGGGGGGTAGCTATGCCTTGATGTTGAGCAGGCAAGTCAAGACATTGGCCTTTGCGCTATGCTAGATTTTTGACGGTAGGGAAAGGGAAAGCTCGACCGTCTTCTGTGTGCTATGTCACACAACAAGGCCAATTGCTTTTTGCCTTTGCTAGTCTAGACTTTGGCCTTGCCTTTGCTATGTCCAAAGCTTGCTCTGTTTGTGTGACAAGCTTGACAAAGCAAGGCAAGGGAAAGGCCAAAGCTTGCTATGCTTGCCTTGCTTGCTATGCTTGTCACACAACAAGGCCAAAAGGCCAAAGGCGTGTAAATACCTAAACCGTTTTAGATGATATATAATTGGTGTGGCCAACAAAGTCAAAACATAGCGCAAAGCACAAAACAAACGTCAACCGTATTCATACGATTTAGTATAAATTTGCCCAAAAACGGCATTTTTCACTTGACAAGATAAACAAAAAGTGCTTAAATATAGGTGGCCAGAATAGGAAACGCGCGTTTTCCTTCACGAAAGGGGGTAGAATTATGTTAAGCTTAAAAACGCATATAACTAGATGGAATAAACAAGATTTAATACTTGCCTCTAAACTTCAGCAAAAGCACATTGCGCTATTAAAAGCTTTTGGCGTTAACTATATTGACCATAGCGAAAGCAAGCTCAAACGTCTAAAGAAGAAAGTTAACAAGGGAATGGTAAAGAAAGCGATAACAAGAGGTTACCTCTTTGAGGTTCATAATAATAGAGGCAAAGCTTTGCGCTATTGTTATCGCTATGGTGTTACCTGTATAGCAATAGAGGCAAGCGAAAAAGGCATAACTGTTATAACTGTTTGGCATAACGCCAAAGACGATAATCACGAAACCTTGAGACAAGGCCAATACAATTGCCAGCTAACTGATATAGCGAAAGCTTATCAGTTATGTTAAGTTAGCGTTCACTTTTTTGCCAGATATATGGAGGGATTGCTATGTCTACACGTATACCTGGAAACAATAGGCCACCAACAAAGCGAAAACCTGTTGGCGTTAGTGCTCTAAGGTTTGCCAAAGGTTTAAAGAATACCACACCAACAAAAACAGGCAAACCTGTTAAATCCGGTAGAGCACACGTTATAATCAAGACCATTACCTTTACACAGCATAGGCCAACAAGTTGGAAAGTTGAAAAGGCCAGACAAGCACAAACCGGTAGCTACAAGCTTGTCGCTTTCGCTACATACGTATCAGCAAGACGCTATTTAGAAAACGCTATTGAGGCCAGCAATAGCAGGACAGTCAAAAAGGCCAGCATTATACTTAAATACGCAAAGCAAAATTGGCCTCAAGGTTTAATTGCGTTTTACGTCTATGTAGAATATTGGCGAAACAATGAGGGAAACGTTAATCCTAGGTATTTTAGAATGGGATTGCCTTTGGATTGCTTGACCATTAGACGTAAACGCAAAGGCCAATATGAGCAGGTAGCTATATAATGGAGGCCAAACGATGAAAACCTATGACTTGCCAACAATCGAGATACCGCAAAGAATTGGAGGCCACAAGGTTTTGTCTTATGATGCCTTGCTCGAAAGGTATGAGCAAACGTCTAACAAGACGCCAAACGCTATATCGGCATTTACTGGAGGCAACAGCATAGATTTGGACGTGTTAGTGGACAAAGGCATTATAACAGAAGACATTAAAGACGCTATCACAACAATGGTGGCCTATGAAGGCGGCTATCTTAACGATGAAAAGGCATACCATAAGGCAAGGATGAAGTTTAACAGGTTTATGAAGAACAAAGTCCCAACATTAGCTAAATGTGCAAAGGCCGGTTTACTGGAGTTATGATGAAGAGGCCAAAGCTTATACCACAACACAAAGCTTTAGCACAAGGGACGATATTAACGTTAGCGATTATACAAGGTAGCTCATATATAGGCCAATGCTATGCTATTGGCGTTAAATCCCACTTGCTATATCTCGGTTTTGGTGTATTGCGCCCGGTTTTAATTGGCATAGTTATCATTGGCCTGGTGTGGGGATGGATTAAAATCACGTTAGATTATGTGAAGAAAGGGGGTTGACGATGCGAAAGCATTATCACGTTTCAGAAGGTTTCCTAGGATGTTATCCCGAAAACAATGTGGCCTTTGCCAGCAAGGATGATGCATTGGCATACCTTCACGATGTGCTGGCCTATTGGGATGATGTCGGGGAAACGATGATTTGTGTGTGCAATGAGGACGAACACAAGGTTTATGAGATGTTGGGTTCTA